TATACAATGAGTTTTAGAATTCCGGGATCATCTAATGTATCAACTTTAAAAAAAGCTACTATATATGCAGGAGAAGCCGCTGTTGTTGCAGGAACCGTTTTTGTTGGAGGTATAGCTACAATAGGAACTGGAGGAGTAGCAGCAGCAGCCTTAGCTGGGTCGTTAGGGGCAGAATATACCGCGTTTAGAGTTTTAAATTCGACTCTTAATAATAACGATGCATTAAATGTGGTTAATCTGACACTGCCCGATAAATCATTATTAACAGCATTGTTGAATGATGAGGATTATGTAAATAATACTAGTGTATATGGAGGACAACAGCCGGGATTTACTTTAGAATTTACTTTACAAGGTATAGCAGGATTTCAAACATTTCAAGTAATAAGTTTTAAAAATTTTCCAAGACCCTATAGTGATAAAGATGTATTATTTTCGATTATAGATGTTAATCATACACTATCTAATAATAATTGGGAAACCAGAATAAAAGCACAAATTCGACCTATACGAAATTATGAAACTCTCAAGATTTTATATACGGAAGATGGTATAAACACATATATGAGTGCTCCATCGTCACAAGGCCAATAAAAACGGTTGACATATTGTTTTTTATAATATATCTTTGCGGTAATGACCTTAGATAGCGATAAAAGTTATAATATTTTTCTCAAAGAACTTGTCAATACAGATTGTATATTTCATGTTGTGACTAACAATAATGAGATGCACAACGCTATTGGGGAGGTTATTCTTCTATTCGTTAAAAACATAAATAGTGGCAAAGTTTATATAGTCAATATTTGTCACTATGATTTGAAGTATCAAACAGATTTGAATAAATTAATTGTGGATTTGAATAATTTGAATTGCAATAAATTTGTGGTAGATAAGAAAAAATTCATTCATTGTTTACCGTTATCAGATTTGAAAGACATTCAGTTGATGAATTTTATAGAAGATGGTAAAATAGAAGAACTTAAGTATATATTGCCATCTTATCAATTTTATTACGGTAAATTTAAAGACAAGAAGAATATAAATCAATACATTCCTAGTGATATACATTTGAAGCATTTTGAGAATTTGTGTGGGTTATATGAAGAAACTGTAGAATCTTTTAAATATGATAATGCGTATAATAATATAAATTGTGATATTATAGAAAATCTTCAAAAAATAGAAGCCAATGGACTTTATGTAGATTCTGAGATATTTAAAAGTCATTTTGGTGATAAATCGGTAGATATTGTTGATAATAAAGTATATACAGAATATAATATTTATACAGCAACAGGAAGACCTAGTAATAGATTTGGAGGTATTAATTATGCGGCATTGAAGAAGGGAGACGGTTGTAGAAAATCATTTGTATCAAGGTATGGAGAAGACGGAATGTTGTTTTTGGTTGATTATAGTGCATATCATCCCCGTATTGTTGCCAAGTTAATCAATTATCATTTGCCTGATGATGTTTATAGTTATTTGGGCAAATATTATACGGGTAAAGATATATTGACAGAAAATGATATTATAGAATCAAAAAACCTTACTTTTCAATGTATGTATGGTAATATACCCGAAGAATTATTACATTTGCCATATTTTAAGAAGATGAAGGAGTATATTGATCATAGATGGAGGTATTTCAATGAATTTGGTTATGTAGAAACTCCTATTTATAAACGCATGATTACCAAAAATCATATTTCCGATCCTAATCCAAATAAACTGTTTAATTATATTTTACAAGCTAGTGAGACTGAGTTTGGTATAAGTGTAGTATCTAATATAAATTCATATTTGAAAGATAAAAAAACTAAAGTGGTATTGTATACATATGATAGTTTATTATTTGATATACATAAAACTGATAGTAAAAGTACATTAATAGATATAAAAAAGATAATGAGCAGCAATGGGTTCCCTGTAAAATGTTATATTGGATATAATTACGATAACATGCTTTCTAAGAATATTTAATAATCTTTTATGTATTTTGTTCATATTTATATAATATGGATAATTTAAATATTATAGAAGATGTTGTTTCTAAATGTGGGGTAGATAGTAGATTAACCGATGGTATTTTTTCAATGGAAAATAATGCTCATATGGATATTTTACAGGAATATTTAGAAAAGAGCGGTATTCCAACCAAAACTAGTATATCTATTAGAAATAAGATGGTAGAAGGAAAATACCCAGAAAGACAGGCGTATAATGTAAATGGTTTATTAGTAACCTTTCCAACACCAGAATATAAACAAAATGCTATAGCTAGAGGTACTCACTTTGAAGAAAATCCTAAAAAAGCAGAGGTAAATTTATTTCAAACAGATGCTACGGCACAACAACCAGTTCCAACGGCAACAACTGAACCAACTCCTCAAACTGTTGCCCAACCTGTTCCTATGGAAATACCTGCTCCAGAAACTAAACCAGCACAACCATCATCCGTAGAAACATCATCCGTAGAAACACCATCCGTAGAAAAACAACCGAAAGTTGATAATAGAACTCCAGCAGAAAAAGAAGAAGATGCAAGAGCCGTTCAACTTATGTTATCGGATGCTCCTTCAACGGCAGATATCAGTAAAAATTATCCAAATATTACAAATGAAACAGTATCATATACATTGAAAGAAGCTAAATATTGCAATTTCTATCAAAAAAATGGCAACTGGTTTAATGCAGACGGAAAATATGTTGGTAAAAAATGGTATTGTGAATCAAGTAATCAAATACTGATAACTCCATGAAAACAAGACACCTTTTGTGTACATTCAGTAATGTTAATTCATATAAAAACGATTTGAATAGCATAAACAATTTGTACACAGACGAAAAAGTAAAATTATTTATATTTGAAAATTTAAAAAATAAAAACGATTTATATATAACTTATACTGTAAACTCTTCTATTAACTTCAATAAAATACCTTCCACATTAAGTATTCATAGAAAAAAAGAAACTTCTACATTATATACTTTAAACGCTATGAACAAACTCATATCTGAAGAAAATAATGGTGAATTTGATAAAAATTTTAAATTAAATTGGGAATTGTATAAAAACTGCTTGGTAATAACAGGTGATATTAGTGTCAAAATCATAAATATAAACTTAGTAGACATTATATAAATAATGTTTCTTCATGAATAAAGTTGACGGTCTTCTTTTTTTGTATTATAGTGATTCATGTTAATAGTTATTGTGTGAATGTAGTTAAGTGACTATATTCAATAATTAAAACACTAACTAATTAAACAAATTAACAAAATAAAACATTATGGCATTAGACATTAATAAAATTAAAGCAAGACTCAATACGTTGAGTAACACTAAACAAAACGCTAACCTTTTCTGGAAACCCAAGCCCGGTAAACAAGTTGTTAGAATTGTTCCCTATAAGTTTTGTCAAGATAATCCTTTCATTGAATTGAAGTTTCATTATAACCTCAATGGAAAGACGTATCTCTCTCCTGATAGTTTCAATCGTCCTGATCCTATTGTCGAGTTTAGCAATAGTTTGAAGAAAACTGGCGATAAGGAAGAATGGAAGCTCGGACGTTCTTTGGAGCCTAAGATGCGAACATATGCTCCTATAATTGTTCGTGGTGAAGAATCCGAAGGTGTAAAGTTTTGGGGTTTTGGTAAACAAGTGTATCAAGAAATTCTTAGCATTTGTAACGACCCTGATTATGGTGATATTACTGATTTGACTGGCGGTAGAGATATCGTTGTTGAGTTCAAGGAAGCTGTTGAAACTGGTAAGAATTTTCCAGAAACTAGCATTCGTGTTAAGCCAAATGCTACACCAGCAGTCGATCCTACTAATAAGGAATTGATTATGATTCTTGGAAAGCAAACTAATATCCTTGAATTGTATGAGGAGAAATCATATGATGAATTAAAGCAACTTATGGAACAACATTTGAATCCCAGTGGCGATTCTAGTAATGATGCAAGTGCATTAAATGAAAGTTCTGATTCAAAACCCGCATTAAAGTCTGCAAGTGGAGTTAAGTCATCCGTATCAAATACAGATATCAATGCTGCATTTGATAGCTTATTCAATAGTTAATATTGATTAAAAATGGGGTGGTAATGTAAAAGTTACCACCCCATTAATTCCTATAAAAAAAGTTATATTATGGCAAAAGAAATTAAAAAAACAAAATCAGTTCATATTGAATCTGAATCTAAAGGTGAAAGAGATGAATTGTTATCATCTCTTGCCGATGAACTAAATAAAAAGAACAAAGATGGTGGAAAAGTTGCATTTTTCTTGGATGACAAGGAAGACGCATCATCTATAAGCGATTGGATTAGTACAGGAGCTTCTATGCTTGATCTAGCTATTTGTAATAGACCAAATGGTGGATTGCCTGTTGGTCGAATGGTTGAATTAACTGGGCTAGAAGGAACGGGAAAAAGCATGATGTCAGCACATATTGTTGCTGACACTCAACGTAAAGGTGGTAAAGCAATAATGATTGATACCGAAAACAGTGCTGCCCCTGAATTCTGGAAGAGCTTGGGAGTCAATATCAATAGCTTGTTGTATATTCAAAAAGAAACTGTTGAGGAAATTTTTGAAACAATTGAATCCGCTATTGCATATATCAGAAAAAGTGAAAAAGACACATTGGTAACTATTATTGTGGATAGCGTTGCAGCAGCATCTACCAAAGCTGAATTAGAAAGCGAACATGGTAAAGATGGTTATTCAACAGGCAAATCTATCATTATTAGTAAGGCAATGCGTAAGATTACTAATATGATTGGTAAACAAAGAGTATTGATTGTTTTTACTAATCAATTGCGGCAAAATCTTAAAGCCACTGCATTTGGTGATCAATGGGTAGTATCTGGTGGTAAAGCACTAGCGTATCACTGTAGCGTAAGAGTTCGTTTAAATAGAGTCGGAAATTTAAAAGTTGACGATGAAGTTATTGGAACATCTTGCGAAGCAGAAGTTAAAAAGACACGATTTGGTCCGGGAAATAAAAAGGCCAAGTTTGATATCTATTACGATAGCGGTATTGCTAATTATGCAAGTTGGATGAAAGTGCTGAAAGACAAAACCATCGTAAAGCAAGCAGGAGCATATTATAAATACACTACCGATAAAGGTGAAGATATGCAATTTCAATCTAAAGAATTTGTTAATATGCTAAAAACAAATTTAGAATTTAGAGATGAAATCTATAAGAAGATATGTGATGCTTGTATCATGGAATATAAAGATCCAAATAGCGTTATTATAGAAGATGCTCAAATAGATACAGAAGATGATGAAATTGCTGGAGAAAATGTAGAAAATGGCTGAAAATCTTTCATCTAATGATAAAAAAAGATTATTCTCATTATTTGAGAATATGAAAAATGAAAATCAGTTCACTGGACTTCAGAGGTCCAGTGAATCTGATATTTTATTAATTGATTTTTACAACTTGTTTTTAAGATCTTTCATGGCAATACCTACAATGAATGATAATGGTCTTCATGTTGGTGGAATTGCAGGATTTTTAAAGACTGTAGGAGCAGCAATTAAATTATTAAATCCATCTAGGGTTATAATAGTTATTGATGGCAAAGGAGGAAGTTTAAAAAGAAAAAAGATTTACCCTGATTATAAATCTGGTAGATCAACAAAAGTACGATTTAATAGAAGCTATGAAGAAATGAGTAGCTCTGAATTAGAAGAAGGCAGTCTTAAAAAACAATTACTAAGAACGGTATCATATTTGGACACTCTACCAGTTACATGTATTGCTATTGATCATGTAGAAGCCGATGATGTAATTGCGTATATAGCCAAAGATTTTTATAAAGATAAAAATATCTATATTGCTTCCTGTGATAAGGATTTTCTACAGTTGGTGAACGATAAAATTAAGGTATGGAGTCCAAGCAAAAAGAAATTATATGGATGTGCTGAAATTTATGATGAATATAAAATAAGTTGCCAAAATTTCATAAATTATAGAGTCCTAGAAGGAGATGCCAGTGATAATATTGACGGTGTAAAAGGAGCAGGATTAAAAACTATAATGAAATGTTTTCCTATATTTACGGAAAATAAACAATATTCTATAGAAGAAATATTTAATTATAGTGAAAATCATAAAGGTAAATTAAAATTATATGATACTATATTAGATAATAAACCTTTAATTAAAAGAAATTACGAATTAATGCAGTTATTGGAAACAGAAATACAGAGTTTTAGTCAATTACGCATAAATGAATGTCTTGAAAAACCTGTAAATAAATTGAATAAGTTAAATTTTCTAAAACTTGTCGGAGAAGATAGAATGCGTAATAGTTTAGAAAACAGTGGAATTTGGATAAATGAAGTATTCAGTAAATTGAATAATTTCACAAAATAATCTTATTTTGGATTATTCTTCGAAAATAAAATAAAAAACTCCTTTCCTTTCGGATTTTTATAGTATACAGTCTTCAAGTAAAATAAAATTATGAATGAAAAAATTATCGACAACTTAAAAAAATATGGAATGGATTTTCAAACTAAATGTATTTCTGGCTTATTGAGCGACAGAACATTTATTGAACGATTGAGTGATATTATTGATCCAACTAGTTTTGAAAGTGACGCTCATCAATGGATTGTTAAAGAAACAGTATTTTATTTCACTGAATTTAAGAATCTTCCTACTCTTGATGTATTTAAGGTCAAGATCGATGCAATTCAAAATGATCTATTAAAGAAATCTGTTATTGATCAATTGAAACTTGTATATACAAAGATTTCTTCTACTGATCTTGAATTTATTAAGGAACAATTTCTAGAATTCTGTAAAAACCAAAAGATTAAAACTGCTTTGATTGAAGGTGTTGAGCATATGAAGATTGGAAATTATGAAAAAATCCGAACTTCTTTTGATAATGCATTGAAAGCTGGTATGGAACGCAATGTTGGACATGATTATCTCAATGAAGTGGAAAAGAGAATGAGCGTCATGTGCAGAGAGTCTATTAAGACTAATTGGATAGAAATTGATAATATTATGGATGGTGGATTGGCCAAGGGTGAATTGGGTATTATTGTTGCCCCTGCTGGTATTGGTAAGAGTTGGTTATTGGCTAAATTGGGAGCCGAAGCAATGAAACAAGGTAAAAACGTGCTTCATGTAACATTGGAATTGAATGAGAACTATGTAGGATTGAGATATGATAGTTGTTTTACGGGTATTGATTTCCAAAATATTAGAAAGAATATTGATATTGTTAAACAAAAGATTGCAAATGTTCCGGGAAAATTGTTTATCAAGTATTATCCAATCAAGACTGTATCATCGAGTACAATTAAACTACACGCCGAACGAATTCATATGCTAGGAACTAAAATTGATATGATTGTAGTTGATTATGCAGATATTCTTAGACCTTCTAATTCAGAGAAAAATAGTAATAGCTATAGTGAAGCTGGTGGTATTTATGAAGAATTGCGTGGTGCTGCGGGTGAATTACAGATTCCCATATGGAGTGCAAGTCAGGCTAACAGATCAGCAACAGAAGAAGATATTGTTACTGCTGCTCATGCTGCTGATAGCTATAGGAAGATTATGACTGCTGATTTTGTTATGAGTTTGTCCAGAAAGACTGCGGATAAAGTAAATCATACTGCCAGAATTCATATTATTAAGAATCGATTTGGAGCAGATGGCATGACATTTCCCACAAGAATGAATGCTGGATGTGGGGATATTCAAATCTTTGGAGAAAATAGCAGAGAAGGAATCTCAGTATTGAATGAAATGAATCAGGAAGAAAATGTTGTTAAGAAAATGTTTAATAGTAAATGGAAGAGTCATATGTCGGATGAAGATGCTGATTAATGATATCATTATATAGTTGATTTGATTAAAAATTATATAAAAAATAAGTAAAAAAATTATTAATAAAGATATGTTTAAAATTAATTAGACTATAATTATCTTTTACCTATATTAGATTACAAAATTATGAATAATGAAAATACGAAAAATAAGATAAATATGTTGGATGAAATGGCTAATTTTACTTTTACTACAAAGTATGCAAAGTATGATGAAAAGAAAAAACGAAGAGAAACGTGGGATGAAACCGTTGGTCGTGTTGAAAAAATGCATTTAAAACGTTATTCTTCACTTTCCGCAGAAGATAAAGCTGAAATTATAAAAGCATTTGATTATGTTAGAGCTAAAAAAGTAACACCATCTATGCGTTCTATGCAATTTGGTGGAAAAGCAATTGAGGCTCATAATGGACGTATATACAATTGTGGTGTTCGTCATGTTGATTCAATTCGTTCATTTGCCGAATCTTTTTATGCGTTGTTGTGTGGAACTGGAGTAGGATTTGGCATAACTAATTTCTTTTTAAACAGAATTCCCGATTTTGTTAATAAGAATGATAAAACTGGAACTGTAGTTACTTATGTGATTGAAGATAGCATTGAGGGCTGGGCAGATAGTATTGAGGCATTGCTTAATTGTTATTGCAAGAATACGGCATATTCTGGAAGAAAGATTGTATTTGATTATAGTAAGATTCGTCCAAAGGGAACTAAATTAAAGACTGGTGGAGGTAAAGCACCCGGATATAAAGGACTTAAGAATTGTCATAAAAAAATAAAAGATTTACTTGATACTGTAATTGAAGATCAAGGTCAAAAAAGAATGAAAACCATCAATGCATACGACATTTTGATGCATTGTGCGGACGCAGTATTATCTGGTGGTATTCGTAGAAGTGCTTGTAGCGTTATATTTGAAGCTACAGACGAAGATATGATGAATGCCAAGACTGGTAATTGGTTTGAAAAGAACCCTCAAAGAGCCAGAAGCAATAATTCAGCCATTATCATTAGAGGTAAAACTTCATATAAAGAGTTTTGTGATTTGATTGAAAAGACCAAGCAATTTGGAGAACCGGGATTTTTATATGTTGTTGACGAGAAACAACTTTTAAATCCTTGTTTTGAAATTAGTTTTATTCCTATTACAGCAGATGGTCGTTGCGGATTTCAATTTTGTAATTTGACATCTATTAATGGAGCAAAGATTACTTCTATAAATGAATTCAAAGAAGCGTCATGGGCAGCATCTTTAATTGGAACATTACAAGCAGGATATACTACATTTCCTTATCTTGGACATACCACCCAAGAATTGACTCGTGAAGAAGCATTGTTGGGAGTATCTATAACTGGTATGATGGACAACCCAGATGTATTATTCAATTCCAAATTTCAAAAAGAAGCTGCTCAAGTTGCTGTAGATACTAATAAAATATGGGCTAAGAAAATTGGCATTAATCAGGCTCATAGAGTTACCTGTATTAAGCCAGAAGGAACTAATTCTATAGTTTTGTCTGCGGCATCAGGCATTCATCCTCATCATGCAACTAAGTATTTTAGACGCATTCAAGTTAACAAGGAAGATAATGTCTATAGATTCTTTAAGATGTTTAACGATCATGCATGTGAAGAAAGTGTCTGGAGTGCTAATAAGGTAGATGATGTTATTACATTTCCCGTTGAAGTATCTGAAGTAGCTAAAATCAAAGAAAACTTATCGGCTATTGAACATTTGAAATTAATTCGATTGACTCAAAAGAATTGGGTAAATACTGGAACAACAGAAGTTAATACAAAACCATTGAATCATAGTGTAAGTTGTACTGTTATTGTTAAAGATGATGAATGGACAGAAGTTACTAAATTCTTGTTTGATAATCAGGAAGACTTTACCGCCGTTTCATTATTGCCTTATTCAGGCGACAAGATCTATAAACAAGCTCCTATGGAAGCCGTTGTAACTCCAGAAGACGAAGCAAGATTTGACAATTTGGTTAAGAATTGGTCAAAAGTAGATTATAAGAAATTGGAAGAACATGATGATGAAACTTCCCACACTA